CACTAAAGGCAAGAAAGAGATATACGACAATCGTATTCAATTCTTTAAAGACCACATTGAGTTAAAAAAGAATAAACCTCAATATTATGAGGGTGTTGCTATTAACTTCTCTAACTTATTACTTGGTTATCAGGCACCAAGTCCAATTGACTACTTCTACAAAGTAGGTTTTGGTAAATCATATGCTGAAGTAATGGCAGAGAAAAACAAACCTGAAATTGCGAGTGCAAGTTAATGGCTATTATCTACACAAATCAATCTAGTGGTGCAATTCGTAAGGCAAAGAATAAGAAGCCTACGAGAGCATATCAACTTGCTTTGACTAAACACATTAAGTGGTTAAAGTCAAAAGGTTTTAATGTAGATGACAATGGCAATATACAATTGACAAGTAGTGGTAATTATGGTATTAATATAGCAGAGAGAACTATATCAAATACAGGTCCACAATGTTCAAACAATATTGTTTCAGGTGGTACAAAACCTGACAACTCTTGGAAGATAGAAGCAAGTAAAAACTTTACTATCGTTCCAGCATATAATAAAGGTCCTTATATGGTGGTGAATAAGAGCGACCTTAAAACAGCAGGGAGAAAAATATAATATGAAAACAATGATGATGATAACCATTGCAGTTTTAATGACTATGACAATGGCAAAGAGTGATGAAACAATTGATACAAAAGTAAAAAACTATATTGTTAAAGAATGGACAGATACCAAAGAGTTTCAAAAAGCTTCTTGGCAAAAAGGTAAAGAACAAAATGCTAAGAATTGGTTAAAGATTAAAAATCTATTTAACAAAGTGAAAAATAATGTTACACAAGATTAGTGATTTTTGTAATAAGATAGATACAATTAAAAAGATGTCAGATGAACTTAGGGTATTAAAGTATAACAACCCTAAGACGCCTGATAGAGACCTTAAAGTACAAAACTTAATTGATACTATTCAATCAGATTGTTTATTAGTGTCAGCTGACAAATCAAACTATAATGAAAATGAAGATAAAGATAATTATGGCGACTATTCTGGTATTGACCATGACAGCTTGCTCAACGAACAATGGACAAAATGAAAAAAAGTGGAATCCTACATTTAGTATTCTTAGGACTATTATTACCGGCACTAAGTAACTGTTCTAGTATTAATAGAACTCATGTTGGTGCAGTTGCCGGTAGTGGTAGTGCAGTTGCAGGTTGTTTATCGTTAGGTGTTTCAGACCCCTATGTTACAGGTGCATGTGCTTTACTAGGTGGATTTGCAGGTGCTGAATTGATGTATAAGTCAGATTATGATGTACACAATGCTGTGTTTGTAGACCATTTGAATACAAGTGGTACAGGTTCTAGTTACACAAATTGGTACAATGATAAAACAGGTAACTCAGGCATTATTCATGTTACAAGGTCATACACACAAGGACCTATTAAATGTAAAGATTATGACGCAACAGTAGATATCACAAGTAGTTGGCCATTGGTTGGTATCGGAGGCGTTAAAAGAGAGGTAGTATTTGGTACTGCTTGTCAACTACCAGACGGTCAATGGATTGAGAAGCCACATGTCAGATAGATATAAAGAAAGAATAGAACAATTAGAGAACGAACTTAAAGAAAGTCAAGAGGAACTTGAAATTACTAGTAATCAATCCACCATTGCCAAATTAGAAGAAGACATGTATAATACAAGACAAAGTATAGAAGAGTTAAAAAAATATGATGGATCCTAGACTAAGATTTAAAAGATATATGACATGGTCATTTGTACTGATATTGTTTTTATTATTATCAGGTATTGCAGTTGGCGGTGAAAAGATTTTAAGGTCAGAGATTATATCAATTAAACCTGACAAAGTAGATGGACAGTATTGTTTTGTTAAGGTTGAGATTAAACAAGTTGGTGATGTTATCACCAAAGAAGAAATTTTGGAGTGTAGTGATGGTCGTAAAGCTTATGACGGTCCTAGTTATTGGGAATTATTTTCTCAATTTTATTATGTTGATGTGAACACACCAGAATACTGCCGACATTATAGTCGGTCAGGACATGCTTTTAAAACACCAGGAAAAGTATGTTTAGATACTAATGGTGAATGGGAGGTGAAATAATGATTAGAAATTTAATCATTGTTGCTCTTGTATTGGTGATACTTTATGATGTATCTAGTGAAGACGCTTGGACATATGTTCAATCCACGCTTGACTTTCTACAAGAGTTAATATATAATGTAAGGGAAAGTGATAAATTATGATGAAAAATAATATAATGAAGTTAGGTGCTCTAGTAGCTATTGTAGGTCTTAGTGCCTGTTCTAGTATGAATAGTACCTATAAGATAAAATCTGAGAGTGGTACTGCTGTTGACAAAGTGCCTTCATGGTACATGGCTAATATTAATGAGTCTAAAGCTTGCGACACTTCTATGTGGACAAGTGAAGATAATGATAAAGTTTGTATCTATGGTGTTGCAACATCTGTTTCTCCAGATTTACAATTGTCAATTGAGAAAGCTAAAATGATGGCTAAATCAGAATTGGCAGACATTATCAAGGGTCAAATGAATAAAGAATCAAAACAATTCATTAAAGAACTTGGTAAAACAGAAACTAAAACTGTAGTGACGGAAGTCGAAAGTGCTATAGTGAATACAATTACACAAACAACCGTGAGAGGTTATGAAATCTTTGCTCAAGATGTAACTATGACAAAAAATGGTTACTATAGAACATGGATTGGTATGAGATTACCTCTTGGCAAGTTTAACAAGATGTATAACTACACCGTTGAACAAGCTGTTGACGCTTACAATCTAAATGATGAGAGTAAGAAAACATGGGATAATCTAAAGAAAGAAACTAAAAATGTCGATAATAGTTTATAGTAAAAACAATTGTACATTTTGTAACAAGGCCAAACACTTGTTGAAAACACTTGGCCTTGAATACGAAGAAAAGAAAATGGAATCTTTTGAATCGCCAGAAGCAATGTTAGAAGACATTGGTAAACCTGTTAGAACTATGCCTCAGATTAAAATTGATGGTGAGTTGGTTGGTGGTTATAATCAATTAATTGAATACTATGCCGATAAAGGTAAAGTAAACTTCAAGGGAGAAGTCATTAGTGAGTGATAATGTTATTTTATTTCCTACGGACAAAATTGCTAATAAAGAAACAGTTAAGCATCCAGTTGACCCGAAAGAACATGCTCGTTTAGTCGAAGAACAGACTAAAGAATTTGTAGAAGGAAATGTTGATGATATTGCATATCAATTATTAGATAAGTTTGTAACTATGGGTATTAAAACTAATCAACTGGCATTTACGGCAGACTTGGCACTTGTAATAGACACAATTAGAGGTCTGGTTTACCGTGACTTTAACAAACCACATCCAGCACAGAAATTAACAGACAAATTGGTTACATTAAACACAAGTGGTAAAAGTAAATCTGCTAGACTAGATTATTCTAAAGTGTTAGATGTAAAACATAAACCACATAAACCATTTTCAAAAGACATAGAGGACGAAGTTAGAGATTTAGCTGATATGGCAGATATACATTTTACACCTGACTTTGAACCAAATAATGACAAATAAGAATTCGCCAATCGAACTACTAAAGTACGCTTTGCTTGGCAATTGTAGGAGTACATTAAACTCAAATATGAAAGGAGAGTTGAACAATTATGTTTAATTTTTTTAATAAAAAGTCGAAGGAGACAAATACAATGGCAAAAGCTAAACTATCAAAAACTGAAAAAGTAAGAAACCTTTTTTCAAAAGGCAATACTGTAACTTGGAAATCACTAAGAAACACATTTGACCTTAAATCACCAGCACAAATGGTGGGTAAATTGAGAAATGAAGGTATGATGATTTATGAAAATAGAACATCTGCTGGAGTATCTTACAGAGTAGGAACACCATCAAAAGCTGTTATCGCAGCTGGTCAAACTGCTTTATTCGGTACACAAGGTTACGCAAGAGCATAATCTTACCAAAATTGAGGGTAGGCGCTTCGGCGCCTGCCTTTTTTGTTATGTTAGGATTATTTTTTTTAGGCATACCGGTCACTATATTAGTGTTATACATATTATTAAGGATTAGAGAATATGATTAAATATTATAAGATTGAAACACAACAAAAAAAGAGTGTATATGAAAATACACTTTACAAAAGTGAAGACGGCAAAATTTCATTTGTTATGGAAGAAATGTATCGTTGGGGTTGGTGTGTAATTAGACTTGATACAGAAAAAGACCAACCTATTGAAGATTGGGTAACAGCTGATGATGATAATGAAGATTTTGATATTGATACAGGCGCTAATAGTGTCTATGAAGACGGTGATGTAGATGACCAATGCTCTCTATACTTTAC